AAAGAAATGCACCTGAAGGCGCTACGCATTATAGAAAAATATTCTGGTTTAAACAGTATTTTATGAAGAATACAGATAATGGCTTTTGGTATCATTACGCAAATCCTTTCTGGTTCTTTTATGACTCAGAGAAGCCAATGTTGATCAAGCCCCTTTAATGGGGCTTTTCTTATAGTGCTTTTAATGCCTTATAAAATACTTCAGCATATCTAGCAATGCGCTTGGCACGATCCGTACCGTTCACAATTCCACGAGCATTAACAAAATCAATCTTAGACTGATAAATATAATCCGATAATTTTTTACCGGTATATAGGCCCACTTTCATTGAATAGATAATCACTTTAACAGAGTATTCTCGCTGTAAAAGTAATTCAGGATGATTCAGGAAATCAATGCCAAAAACCTTGGATAGTTTTTCGTAATTATCAAACCAGGTATTTTGTGCATCACCGCGACCATAATATAAGTGCGGATATTCATCAAACGTATAAACCGTATCTTTACGGCCATTCTTATAACAGTATTTAACGCCTTTGCTATTGATAAGCCATGTGCCGTATGGCCGACCTTTACCTTTGCCGTATTCTTCAATCGGCTGCATTTTAGTATCTGTTTCATGCCAGATAGTTGCCAGAATATAGGCAGCTTGAGCATAAGACAGGGATTTATCCTGATCCATGACAGAAACACGATATTCAATTTCATCAACTTGGCTTTGAGTTAAACGCCCAAACCTTGCGCGTAAAATATTATATCCGGCTTTCGTGAGTTTCATTTAGACATATCCCCTTTTACTTGCCTTAACTGAGGTATACAGGGCAAAGCCTGCAACCCCAACCCAAATAACGGCGTTAGAAAATGGTACAAATTTTGGCGCGGTCCATGTTGCAACCGCGCCCAGCAAGATAAAGCAAGACCAAGCCTTAGCCCAAGGGCTTACTTTGATCCGCTTATTCAGGAGATTAAACCAGATACATACAAACGTAATGATCAAGCATATATTCACTATGGCTGTGTAATAAGAGATGAAATTCATTCTGAATCTCCTGTCTTTTCCTTTACCCACTTAGTAGCATATTTTTTGAACGCCATTTGTATAAGTTCAGGCAAGAATTGTCCACTTGTGCAAAGAATTACCGTGATTAAAACCAGTCCAGCAAGATTGTCATGACCGATATAAACCCAGGTTGGGTAAGCAGTCACCAAGGCAATAAAAGCACCTTGTAGGCCGCCCCTGATCCGGCTTTTAATCGGTTCATTTGTAGAAGTGAGATAGATAAAAAATGAAAAAAAAGTTACAACTAAAACAAGCACTATCTCAATAGTCTTTTCATTAAGTATCTGAATAAGTTTATCCAATTTGGTACACCTTCCAGGCTTTTTAAGTATGGTATCAGAAATTGGAAGTAATCATAAAAAAGTCATTTAAAACCAGATAAAGCACAAATATTCTTATTAAATAAAAATAACTCCCACGTATGGAGGATATTAAATGTTTATATTTGTGGTGTGGTTACGCTGGTTTTTGTGAAATAGAAAAGCCCCGAAGGGCTTAATCTACTTTCTGCATCAACTGTAGTTTTTAATAGTTACAGGTAGATATTCAAAAGATAAGCTAATATTATTCTGCTGTGCTACTGTTCCTGTTGGAACTAACCGTAAACGCATTCGCTCACCACGCTTGTAATACAGGCGTTGAGATGCATTCGGTACAGTTGATTCTTGAAAGATTCTCTTAGCTGTTAGTGCTGTTAAGCTATCCGCATCATTTTTCCAAATATCAAAGTATGAGCCACTCGATGTATTTCTGTCTAATCGGAAGGTTAGATAGTTGCTTGAACTTGCTGATAATCCTGTTACCTTAATAATATCTACGGCACATAAGTACATATCTTCTGGCGCTAACCATGCAACATCATAAGAACCGTCAGGATTTGTTGCTGCAATATCAACCTTGAAGGATTTTAAACCTGTGAATACACCTGATGAGTAGTTACCCCATATGAATTGAGAAAAGCGTTGTAGTGCCTGTCCACCCATGTCAACTATCAGCTTACTCATTGCTGTATCACGAGATAAATACCTGTTTGTGGATGCTGATGCAACAGATGGCGCGCTTCCCAACACCAGATTGACTTTTCCAGCAGATATTCCATTTCCTGAAAGTGTTGGATTCCCAGTGTTCCCACAACCATTTAGCGTTATATTATCAAAATATACATTATCTATATTTAGTGTGTCATATGCTACTGTGCTCAAGAGATATAATCCACCCAAAGAGCCTTCGGCAGTTTTGCTACTTAGGTTTATCTGATTAAAATTAATATCTTTAATGTTACCTTTTTCACCACCCTCACTAGCATGATAATTGTGTATATGCGCAACAAAGCTACCGTTAGAACCTAACCAAGTCTCATTGCACTGTACTGCACCAGTAACATTACTAATGTTAATATCAGATATAGTACCACCATAAGAAGCCCATAGACCAACAACAGCACGAAACTTATCGCTATCAACAGTGATGTTATTGATATTAACATCGTATATTTTACCACCGTAAGTATTTGAAGATGGATTGGATGCAGTATCCCCGCCAGACTTAATGAGTGCTACATATCGACAGTTCTTAACATGCCCTGTATTAATTCGAATGTTATGAATAGGGAAATCTTTATAAACAGCTCCTCCAAACGATACAATCCCGCTTAAACCCTTAGCTGTAATGTTAGTAATCTCTACATCATCAATTTCGCCCGACCCACGACCATCACTAAATCTTTGTGTTTTCAAGCACACAGCATCGTCAGGTTCATAATCACCATAGAAATCATAGTTAATGCTTCGATAGCGAAAGCGCTTACCACCTAACTGCTGAAACTGACCATAACCACTAATGAACATATCGGAAAATTCAATATCCTCGCACTGTCTATTCGCCCCGTTCTCAATCCAGTTAGTACCAGACTGTTCAAGATACGAGTAGATAAACGCAAGGGTGTTGTTTGTATTGTTAGCGAACCTTACATGACGAGTACCCTTAAACCCTGCGGATTTACTGCACTCTATACGCAACCCAAACCGCTTCTTAATCACAGGCATAAGCGTATCTCTGAACTCCCCTTCTCGGAAGTAACAGTTATCTACATTAACTATTCTAGGGATGGCGTTTTCGAATATGGATTTACCTGAGATTAAATCAACATTGGATTTTAAATCAAGCAACTGCCCTTGATTTTCTACAACACTCGACAAGATGTCCTCATCCGTAAAAACATAGTGATACGCACCGTCAGCCCGCAATTCCCCACCACCATTTTCAGCAGTATAAGCAATAGCCTGATTGATTGCAGCATAGTCAATTGTTTGGCGCAAGTTTGTAATTGTTGCAAGAGGGAAAGCTGCTTGAGCATCCGCTATTGTTGTATACTTTTCTGATAACCAGTGTGCAGTGCCGTCACCAATCGCTCCGAAATCAATTACATGTGAAGTCTTTTTATTTAATATGTCGTTAATCTCTTGCTGACTCTTACCGCTTGCATCAAAAACAATACTTGCAGGAAATTTATTCTGATTGACTTGATTTAGTGCATCTTGCCACTGCTGGTAAAACTCCCGAAAAATATTATTAAATGTTTCTTCTGCAATATCAGGAAATTCCTGCATTACCCATGATTTTAATTCTGAATAACGCTGATCAGTGACATTAATAACATTGGCATCACCCAAAATACGCTGTCTACGTTCTTCAGATAGTCCGCTGATCCATTCCTGAATCATGGCAACAACAACATCCAAAGCGGTTTCAATAGATTCAGCAGAGAAACGGCCATAGTTCGCAAGGTTTAATTGCTGTGTAACTGGCGTATTACCGGCGATATAAATAACTGTTCCGGCTTCTGGCGCGGTATTAAATAATACATATCCGCCTACCATGTCGCTATTATTAAAAACCTCATATTGAGAAGGCAATATCACTTCATAATCAAGCTCTAATTGTTTCCTTACCTCTATTCCCTGATCTCCACTGTTTTCATCATAGAAAGAACGAAATGGAAAATCGAATCGCCTTTGCACCCCATCGGCTGTATATAATTGTGATTTTCTTTCACTGTATGGCAATGTCATAATGTTATCCCTCAAATAAAAAGCCAGCATTACACTGGCTTATAGTTTACATCAATTACCGCTTGCCAAGCCCCTAGCCACATCAGCGGCATTTCTTGGCTCTTGATCTTCATCAATTAAAACATCAGCAGCATAAGTAGCTGGGCGCTGTACCAGACTAAATGGAATGCCTGTAACAAATGTAGAAGCCTGGATTATTCCCTTGGTTAATGCAGAATAATCTACTTCCTTTTCCTCCTTGGTTGTATCAATAATCCGCTTGCCGGTTTTGGTCAGGTTTTCCATCATGCTAATTAATGGCGATACTGAATAACGGTCTGAATAAACAGTTGCATTAACGGAAGTTGTATAAATTGGATTGATGATTTCCCTTGCAAAAGGCAACATACCGAAAATCATTTCAGCCTGTGACTGAACGCCGATATTCACTAGATCAGCCTGCCAATCTTCTTCATCCTCATTATCAAATAGTTCGCCGTTAAATGTGAGTGTAAGTGCTTTAGATAAGATTGCAGGCAAGGCCAGCATCATGCCATAAAGATAAGCGTATCTACCGTATTTTGCTGCACCAGTTAGATTCTCATTGGCAAGCTTGGTCTGGGTAAAGAATGTATTGCTTACCATGTTGAACCAGCCGTAAAACATGAGCATAGCTCTTACTAATGGACTGCCACGCTCTACCGATGATATGCCTTCAGGTGTCATGTCGTTAAGGTACTGGCGAATAACACCATCGGCATACTTCACCGCCTGATCATCACCCAAGCCTCGAGTTAAAGCCTGGTTATATGCTGCATTCCATGAAATCACTTCTAAAGGAACTTGTAGTACCTGTTGAACAATATAAGCATTGTTCTTAATAAAATCTGATCCACGCTTAACGATGCTTGGATTGATTGCTAGATTCTCTAGCTGATAGCGATACTCATTTGAAGTGTTATCAAGCCTGGTATCCATAAATGGTGATAATTCCCGAACCTGTTTAGTCATGCTTTCAGAAGCAAATGCATTCGAGAAATATTTGGCCGATGATAAGGCCATATCTTTCGCATTTACTTCAACAAGGACTTGCGGAATTGAGGTCCATGCTTCAACTGCGTTTTTGAAGTTACCAGCCATTAGCACAATGCCTGAATTTCTTTTTAGATTTTCAACAATCCTGTCGCCTAGATTGGATGACGTTGGTTTATATGTCTGCTGTGTGGCAACTGCACTTAACCAGTCACCAAGGATATTTTTAACATACGGCGCTACAGATTCTAGTTCGCGGCGAAACTCCCGATTTCTAAGCAGGGAATCAACCTGTTTAACTTGCTGTTCCAAGTGAATATATCGAAGCTCTCGATCCAGGTGTAACGGTAACCTGGTTAAATCAAGAAGCAGAATATCCCCTTTATAGTTTGCGGCGCGTGACTTGGTGAAGTTTGCGCCAGTTGTAGCAGAAGCAATGTTGTCTTTTTCAAGATCAGCCCTGTTTTTTTCTGAACGAATGTCTGCTTCAGCAGAACGAATCGGATCATAATCAGCAGGAATATAGCCCCCCTTAAATGTGCCATAAGGTGTGATTAATGGCTGTGAAGGTAATTCTTCAAAGTATCTACCGTTCATACGCTTATGGACCGCTTGCGCCTGTTTCTTGTAGCCTTCGAACATATCCCATATCCGCTGTACGGCATCCATATCTTTTTTCGTAATAGTGCCATTGTTCATAGATTCAAGAAGGTAGGCATCCCATTTTGAAAAGTCTACTGTTCCATCCGGCAGTTCTTCACCCCATTTATAGCCGTAAACCAGACGTTGCTTGTTTGACAGATTTCCAGAATGCAATACAGCATGTAAAAGCTCTTGTTTTGAGTTAAACGTATGATCCAAGCTTTCCGCATAAATCTTACCTTCAGATTTGTCGAACTGCGTATAAATATCTAGCAATTCTTTCATCATGGCACGTTGCTCTATGCGGTACTGTGCCAATGATTCCTGAATAGGATTGAAGATATATTTATGAAAAACACCGGTAGGCTTACCACCATCCAACCACGTTACAAACTGTTCGGCACGGCGCAAACTTGCAATAAAGCTTTTAAACTGGCTGCCGACTTTTTGGATTGCCCTGTTTCCTGAACCTGGACCGTTATAGACACGCGAACGAACCGGCTTGGTATTTAACTGGCGAGTAAGATCATCAATAACAGCCTGTCGTTCTAGCTTCTCATTACCCAAAACAAATTTTTTAGTTTCCTTGGATAAGTGCCATATCTGGCGAATCGTATCATCTATTACTTGGAAATCTTTATACTCAAGCTGTCTGTAGTCCTGAATATCAGGAAGATTGTCAATTAGGTCCTTTAATTCAGCCCATGCAATCGGATCATACTCACGGATAGATTTAAGCTCATTGACAAAATTAGCCTGTCTATTTGATATGCCATAGGCAGCCAGAACATACCGAGCAATTGAAACATAGTTAAAGTCACGCGCTTTAGCTAGTCTTTCGTCTGAGCCATTAACTTTTTTCTCAAGCTCTTTTAACTTTCCAATCTGGTCCTGAATTGCATAAGCTTTTTTGGTTGAATGGAAATTAACAAGCTGATTTCGCTTGATCCTCACTGCTTCAGTAGTATCACCAGACTTCAAAGCTTTGTCATAAGCTCGAGCAAGTTTTAATTCAGTCGCAGAATATACCGAAGGCCGAATGTCTGAAATTATGGTGCTGTTAATTAGGTTGTTAGATATATCAATGGCCGCTTGATTCATTTCTGAATGTCGGCCTGATAATTTAGAAATTGCGGCCAGTTCACGGCTTAACATTTGTGCGCGTATGTCGTTATGTACGGCTTCATCAATTGCCTGCTCTACAGAAAGAGAATCGAACAATTCAGAATGTTCAGCCTGCACCAGATCAGCAGCACGTTCATCAATCAATTCTTTTGGCGCTGGCGCTTCAACCATTTCACGAATCATCTGATCAGCAGAAGTAAAGCCAAAACGCTCAGCAATCATTTCGGGATCATAACCATCTTTAGAAGTGAAGCCATATTTTCCGGCTTTCGGAATAGCCTTGTAAATTTCAGAATCTTCGCCGTATTTTGCCTTGAGCCATTCCAGATTTAACTTTGCTGCATCAGGAAATTGATCAATATCAGCCATGGCAATACTGTAATCATCGGCATAATTTACTAATTCATAATCAGCATACATAGAGTAATGTTGAGCGCCTGATAGTGAATCAGTGAATAAATCTTCAAATTGCCTTGTATCAAATTTTCCTGATTCATCTTTATCAAGATAACCATCTTCGGCCAGACGTTCAGCAACCGTTTCAATAGATAATCCATTCTTACGTGCAACTTTTTTAACACGGCCTACGTTTACTTTATAACTCTCTGGCTGATCAATACCCCAAGTAGATTCAATTTCAGCAGCATCTATGCCGCCCATTTTCGCTATAGCTTCGATCATGGTGTCACGCGAACGGTCAATCACGTTCGGATCACGCTTAACCTTCTCAACTGCTTCTACAGGCTGGCGTAAAAATGCCATTGCTTGATAAACTGGCATCTGTGCAACTTCTTTTGCTACCTTTTCACGCGCTTGCTGTCTGACACGTTTTGCCTGCTCATTAAATGCCTTGATGTGCTTGTTCCGCATATTGCGATACCAAGCTAAATCTTTTATTGTTTTCTGCTCAAGCTCATTGATTGCCGCTTCAGTTGCTTCAAGATGATTTTCTTGTATTTCCAGATATTCTTTAAATGGAATGCCAAGCTTTGTTGCTAGTTCTGGCGTAATCATCATTTCAAGATTGCGCTGACGTTGGACCTGATCAATAGCATCCTGACTTGCAAGCATACGATCCATTACCGCCGTAATCTCAGGATTAAGATCAGCACGTTTGTTTATACCTAGGAAACGGCCCATGTTTTTATACACGGCGGCCATGAAGGAACGGAAACGCGAAAATACCTGTCGTAGTGCATTGCTAGGTGCTTTACCTGTAAACATATACTGCTCAAAAGTTTCCGCAAACTTTTCATGTACTTCGGTTTTTTGTTCAGGCGTTAATTTGTTCCAGCTTGATAAGTCATCAGGCAGATTAGCCCACTTTAAAACAGTATTCATATCTTGTTTAAGTTGCTCAGGTGCTTCAGGTGAGCGAGCAAAAGCCATATTTAGCTCAAGAAAATGATGCCCCATTTCATGCGAGAAGGTAGAGAAATTGGCATTTTTACCCAGGATAATAACAGCGCCTTTTTTATCCTTTCTAAAAATAATCTGGCCGCGTGTTTCATTTTCAAAGTTTTGGTTATAGGAATCCTGGGCATCCCGATACATTGCTTCGGAAACAGAAAAATCCTTATTCCTACCTTTGTTTTCTACAAAGCCATACCTTTTATAAAACTCTGTTAATCGTTTTTTATTGCCACCAAAATCAGAACTTGGCGTTAAGGAAATTCGCTTTTTATTAATATCAGCATAATTAATAATTTCCTGCATAACCTTGCTGCCAATGCCTGAATTTCTAGCAGAAGCAGGAACAACTATTTTTGCAAGGTTAAGGTCGTTGCTACCAGTTATTGATAATTCAATATCATATTTATTTTTTAAATAATCCTTAAATTCTGATGTGGTTTTATTATAGTTATCATTTGACTGATTAAATGCTTCTGTAGCAGCTTCAGGATTCCCATCCATTCCCTGTATTAAGTTTTGTGCTTCAGCACGATCCGAAGCCAAACGAACAGGCATGGCATTGTATAAGTCACGCGCCGGAATTTTCATACGGTTGGCTAGTGTTTCGTAGAATGCCCCCACAAGAGTAGTGGCCTGCCGGTTAAAGTTATCACTAAAGCCATTTTTCAGATTTTTTAAGTCATCTGAAATAAGTTGTTCAACAGTAGCCAATTCATCTTGAGCCTGTCTAATTTGTGCATAAGTTTCGGTAATCTGCTTTACATCCTGCTTCATTTCTTCAGCAGTTTTTTTAATAGACAGTTCTGCTTCAATTGCAGTTGGAGCAAGAGGATCAGAACGAAGGTTATTCACAATATCCCGAAGTAATGGATCATTATCTATCTTGTAAGACAATGACAGTAGTTCATCCAGAGGGATTCTAATAGTTCCATCAATATCTTCAACCTTGGTCCATTGCCGCGCCAGTTCAGGAGATAATTCAAATAAATCCTCTAAGGGAACATTATATTTCTCTAGCGTCTGGTTAAATGATTCAATGTCAATATATGCAGCATCAACAGCACCACTATCCTGCTGAACCTGGTTGATAAACTCCCTTAGTGTTTCTTCTGAGCGTCCTGCTGTTTTTGACTCCTTGACACGCTGAATCAGATTGCCGATAACACCAGAAAAATAGCCAGCCTTGGCGTTTTGATCATCTTCTTGCGCTGCCTTTTGTGCCAGTGCTGATTCAATCAATCCGCCTTCAATTTCTTCCATCAGGCGTTTTCTGCTGATTGTTTCGCCCGCACCCACCGCAATCACTTCAGGTAATGCAGTAATGCCGCCTATAATCGCGTTTAAGGCTGCTTCACTTGGATTTAGTTCCTCACCTACCGCAGCAGCACCAGCCGCAGCAGAAGTATACCCTGACAGCGATTGTATGCCAGATTGACCTACCGCTGTTCTCAAGGCTGAGCCAAACTCAAGTGGCAAAAATGCGCCGCCCAATCCAGAAATGCCAGCTTGAGCCAAGGAACGGCGCAAAGAGTATTCAATGGCATCACCCATTGACTTACCTTGATTGTACGCGCTTGAATATTCAGCGCCGGCTGATCCTGCAAAATCTGTAGTAAAGCCGATAGTAGCGCCCTGAATAGCGCCGCCTGCACCACTGGCAAAACGTGACAAGCGAACCGGATCAACCACTTCACCAGCCCGACTAGCTAGAGCGCCAGCACGACCAGCAACAAAACGCTCAGCAGCAGCGCCGGCAGTTGCGCGAGCCGCAGCGCCAGAACCGAAGCCAAGGGCAAGTGATGGTACAGTTTCAGCCAGAACCTCCCCCAAGTCACCAGCAGAACCATTAGACGCAATATATTTAACCGCAGCCCAAAAACTGCTATCTCCTTGCTGTTCTGCCTGCTTTCCTGCAAAGTCTGCACCTTGCATCAAGTTATTCAGGCTGTCACTTGTTCCATATTTTTCTTTTTTCAGTTCCTCCATTGCCATAAATAATTTATTGGTAGTCGGCTGAAGGGATGAATTAATTGGAGTGCCTACAGTATCACCGCCTAGAGCTTCGGCAGTTCGCTCAAAGCCTAGATAACCAACATCGTGCAGCAAGGCTACTGTCTGATAAATATTGGCTGCACCGCGTTTCACGGCGTTGGTATAGCGATTCCCCTGTTCATTAACTGGTTCGATACGCTGTTCAGGTATTTTAGGCAAATTAAGCGAGCGATTACTTTGTGAAGTAGTAATTAATGATTGCGCCGTATCAATAGCATAAGGCTTATTTTTCTTGGTTTTGGTTTCTTGGTATTTTTTTGCAAGATTGGCATTCTTTGGAGCAATCTTAGGCACAATGCTTAAAATTCTATCTTCAAGCTCGGCATTGGATAGGGATTTAAAGTTTAATGCCCCAACACCTGTACCAATCGCACCCAGGTTATCAGCATCATCAAAGACCAGCTTTGCTTTTGTTTCATCCTGAATAAAAGGATTTAATACTTCCTGATTTCTGTTAAATGACTTCTGTACTTTTGCCAGTTCTTCTTTTCTTTTTAGTTCCTGTTCATCCCATAGCGATACTTCAGGATCAAACTGAAAATCTTTAATAAACTTTTGACGCAATGCAGCGTCATCAGCAATTTGAGTAGGGCTTTTATTTTCTGCTGATTCAAAAATTTCAGCAACCGAAAGCGGATTATTATTGATAGGCATGGCATACAGTTCCCAAGTAATTCATGCCTATCATAGCATGTTGACTTATGAGCGCCGGCGATACCATTGAAAATAATATTTCATATAGACAGAATCAGGAACTTTGTCTATATCAGTGTAACCTTGGCCGCGCACACTGTTGAAAATATACTGCTCTACCGGCTTTGGAACGTCTGAGCGTTTGAATGTGGTTGGGCTATACACCTGTCCTTTTACTTCACCATTCTGCTTGATCAGAGCATTATCCAGATATGAATTAACAACATTGTCAATTTGAGCCAATGTAAGGTTTCTGCCTTGCCGCCGTTCCAGTTCTCTTGTGCGCGCCGTTAAATCATTGATAGTTTCAACCCAGAAAGCCGAACCTTTTTGTGTAGCCTTGCTTGCTATCTTGTTTGAGCCTTTAGGCGCAGCACCAAAACCAATAGCGTTAGCATTGCGGTTTAAGACCTTGGTTATATTTTCAGTCGTAACCAGTGAAGTTTTAGGCGCACCGCCTTGCTTTGCTTTTTCTGCATCAGCAATAGTTCTATTGTTTGCTTCGGCATATTTCTTGGCAACATCGGCCCTTGCATCTGGCGGAATAACAGAAAGCAACTGTTTAAAATCTGCATTCTTCATACCGATTAAACTAGAAGAGTTCATTAGCACTCCTAAGTAAACATCATTGTTATATTCTCCCAGGTTTTTAGCCTTCAGCGTGGATTCAATATTTTTTTGCTGTGATGCAGTTAATAGGCGCTTTCCTTCAGTATCAATATCAGCCAAAGAAGTAACACGGCCATTATCAATAGAATCTATAACGGCTTCATAAAAGTTTTCACTTTGCTGTTTTTTGGCATCTTCTTTCTGTTTCAGTGCGGCCCGATGTGCTGAAATAACTTTAGCTTGCCTTTTAGGTGACAGGCCAGCCAACAAATTAGGATCAAGCTGATCCCCGATCATTGCACGATTGATATAATCACTGTAGCCACTACCTGATAGAAATGAATTAATGCGCTTAACATAGTTTCTATTTTCTGCATTGCTGATTGCATTTGCACCGCCTTTTTTTAACTGGCCGACATACTGGCCGCCACCGTTATAATAAGATGCAATGATATTCGGGTCCTTAGTGTTGTACTTTTTACTGATCCAGTCCACGAATTTATATGCACCCCATATTGCTTCATCTGGATTAGTCGGATCAATCGTTTTTCCGGTAATACGGCGCACCTGTTCAATTGCGATTGGCGTAAACTGCATTACCCCTTTCGCTTTCGCCCCTGATACTTCATTATTATTTGACTTTTCACCAGCAACACGGATTGCAGTCAAGATAGGTTTAGCCCAATCCATGCCAAGCTCACGGCCAATCAGTTCATTTTTAGCATCTAACCGAACATCGTTATAGCGCAATGTCGGCAATTCATAAGGCTTAATTGAGCCAGAAAGTTGTTTTAAAAGTGTCGGATCAGAAGAATTGAATGCAGGATTAGAACCTGGACTTACACCAAGGTTAATATTATTAATAAGCTGATTGGCTGCATAATCTTCTTTTAGATCAGTGATAGCAGAGGTATAGGCATGACGATTGATTTCTGGTATTTGTGCTGAATATTTCTCTAAATAAGATTCAGCCAAAGTGAAGTTTTTATCTTTGATAATTCGCTGAAGGTTGGCATTGTGAATCTCAGCATAATACTCTGCCTTTTTGTTTGTCACTTCCGCAGCAGACCAGCCAAACTGTTCACCTAGCTCGCTTATGGCAGCATTACCAGTTGTCAGGCTTTCATTCAGTGCTTCAATATCCTGATATGATCCCATTGCCTTACGTGCGGCCAGTTCCGCCGTATTATTTAAAACTGATTCCTTATATTTAAAACCCTGGTTGACTTGATGACGGCGCAATTGCTCGGTCCAGTTCTGTGAATCCTGATCAACCATTTTTCTAAAAACTGTCTGCTGATCAGGTGTAAGCTGAAGCTGTGTAATGGTATCTTCAGCAGCACTTCGATAACGCTCTGTATAGGAGGTTAAAAAATCTCGACCATCATCATCCTTGAACAGAATGGCATTTTCACCAAGCTTGTTCTGATAGCCTTCCTTCTCGTCAAGCTGCAACCGTGTCTTATGGCCTTCCATAACGTTTTGGGCTTCAATTAGTCGCACACGGTCAAATTTTACTTTTTCGTCTATAAAGTAATCCTGTGCAATATTAGACACAAAAGAAGCGGCGCGGCCTATGCCACCATCCGCATTAGCCGCCTGCTCTTGTGTAATATTGACCGATCCACCAGTGACGTTGATTGAATCTTTTTGAATGCTTGGCAATTGTGGCATTTTACTTCTCCTTAGCCGCGCTTAATTCTTTATAACCGCTATAAAGTGTCTTGCCGCCTGCTATTAACGCAGTCACAAAAGGATTAGTTTTGCTTAGCTTCGCATTTCTGGCTAGTTGTCTTTGATTCAGTTCGGCAGCCTGATAGCCGAATGCGGCATTCATAGCGTTGTACCTGGTATTGTAGCGGTCCATTTCATTAACTTGCTTCAGTGAATCCAGATAGGACTTTGCTGATCCGTAATTCACATCCACCCCAGCATAACTTAATTGGTTCCTTGCCCTGCCTTGTTCCATTCGACCTTGAACGCCAAGCCATGCATTTTGATCTCTGCCGCGCTCAATCGTATCTCTGGCCTTTAAATCGTAAGCATCTGCATTAATTAAAAATGCTGCCTGCTGTGCCTTGATCAGTGCATTATTACCCACTGTTTGAGCATAGCCGCCAATTGTGGCAGATATGGCATTACCACCGACTGCCAGTTCTGCCGCGCCATCCTTGCTTGTTGCATAGTTCTGCAAGCTGTCTGCATTCTCAAAATTAGGAGTACACATAACTTAAACCCCCATCATGTAAAAATGTCTAAAGTTATGCTTTAGCTTACCATACGGCGTAGGCTGTTCGACTGTGAAGCCTAATCTCTCAAGATACGATATAGCAGCCCAATTCCCTTCATATACATAATTTCGCATAGGCTTAGAATTCCTATGCGTCATTAAAAGGTTCTTTGTTTCACGGTAAAAGGCCAGCTTATGATTTTTAATTTCGTTAGTGCCGACAGCCCAAACCACATTGAAAGGACCTTTATAGATAATTCCACATATACAAAGAATCTGATCATCTGCAAAAATTGAATACGATCTTGAGCTTTCCATCTGTATTCCATCAAGAATTGAATCCTGATAGTCCACAGAACCAGTAACATAATAAAATTCAGCCTGATCACATTGCCGCATGTTCTTTACCAGCGGCGTTACATGGCTTTCTTCGGCAGGGATTGTTCTTATCATTATTTAAACTCCATGTGGATAGCCTGAATCGTAAGTGGCAATGGTTTTTTCTGGCTAACTTTAACCTGAATATCACGTTCAGCAGTACCGTAAACCGGAAGATTAATAAGCCCTGTATATAAATCTGGTGCTGTATTATACGGCTCATCAAGTCTGGCTTTTGTTTCAGTTTCCTTGCCCTTGAATTTACCAATCTCGGTAAGACTCATGCTTGAATACCACTGGCCGCCAAAAACAGAAGTAGACTTAAATACGCGCAAATAAAGCTCATTAAGTGTTTTTGGTTTAAGTGGATTAAAGCCGGCTTGTGTTTTTGATTTAAGTGAATTAGAGCCGGCATAAGCCTGGTAAAGCGGCAAGCTTACGAAATATCCTTCATAGGGAATGCCAATTATGAAAACTTTACTTTCATTCTGTATTTTGACAATTCCATTTTCTACCAGATAATCTTCAGCTTCCAAGGTACCATCAGCAACCACAGAAACACGCTTGCCATTCAGCCAGTCCAAGCCTACAACTTGCTTGGTAGCTTCTGAAAATTCTTTAATCACAGAGCAATCAAGATGATTTTCATAAACCTTGTCGAAGGTACGGCGCATCCTGAAACGCTCTACAAAGCGTTGCCCCTGCCGGCTAATGCCTAGATATAGGCTGGATTGACCTTCTTCCGGTATTACTGCAACAGTTTCAATCTCACCATCGGTTTCATGCTTGTGAAAGCCAAATACCTGCTGTGATGGATCATAAGTAAGCCCTATCATTTTTCCATCATCACGCACAAAAAAAGCACAGGTAAAAGGATTTCGGGTAATTGCCTGATCCACAATCTTAAAACCATCAAATAATTGCGGACACATTAAAGATAGCTCTATGGTCTGATATGCGCCGTTACGGTTTGCAGCTAGTGACAGTTCATGTATGCGACCTGTTTGATCAGAACTAAAGATACATACGTTATCTGCAAGCAATGGTGTGCATTGATTGGAGCCGGTATTTGATTGCGGATAAACCATAAGATCAGTTGGAGTTAAGGCACCTGCACCAGATACCTTCCAAGCTGAACCCGAAGTTAAAACAAGAAGATCATTCATAGGTACTAGATGCTGTATGCCGTTTCCATCACGTCCGGCAATACGGATTGCAATAGCATCATCATCTTGACCAGGAACAGAATAGGTAAAAATATCCTCCGTACCTGATCTGGAAAACTGTAATGTTTGTGGAGACTTTGCACCTCCGCCGTAAACTTTTCTCTGCTGTATATAGCTCACTGCTACAGGAAAATCACCAGTAGAAGAATCATATAGTTTTCTGGTAATTGGTGGCGTTAAGAAGGTGTCAGCTTCAATATAGGTATCTTCTAAAAATAAATCTGTTGTTTCAGCAATTCGGCCAAATACGCCAGACTGTTTTTTATATACTCGGTATCTTTCCGCACCAGATACAGCAGACCACTCAATTTTATTAAAATTTGGCTTTACCGTTAAATCGTTTTCACACTCTACTATTTCACTTTTTTCGGATTCCTCAGAACCTTTAACCGCAGTAACCACATATCTGTATTTTGTGATTTGATTATTTTCAGTATTTGGCCTATTTGCAGTAGCAGTAACGCCAGTAGGGGGCAATACTGAAGGTAAAGCAAAAACATTTAGAGAAATCCAGCTTGTGGGTCCTGTTCTCGAGATACGTCGCGGAGGATACTTAATATGCGTAAGAGTAACCACATCACCGCTTTGCGTGTAGCGTATGCCGCCTAAATCCTCTGGCTGATAGGGTATGCTTACCCTTAGCCACTGCCCAAACGTATCTAATAGCATCTTGCCAAGAGTAGAAAAATACGCATACGGCGGACAAAGAATGATGATGATTGCCTGTTCATCTGAATACGTGAATGGAATAAGTCTGAATGGCCTTGGCATAGTGGTAACGTACTGGAAGCCATTACGATAATCTAATGCACCATGCGGCAAAACAAGCATATTGCTTGCATCAGCAATTCCAGATTGGTACTTGGCTTGATCAAAACGGCCATACATTTCAGGCGAAATAATGCCGCCATTAAAGTTATTCTGCATTATCTTACTCCCATTAGCGAAGGCTGATACTCAGGAATATCCGGCATTTCCAGATTTTTAATATCAGACAGAGTGACTTCCGATATAAGCTGTGCGGATAGCTGCTGCATCTGGCTCGCAAGAACAGCATCCTGCTTTAAGATAATTGCAAGCTTTGATGCCAGAATAAACTGTATTGCAGTAATTGCTTTGGGTGGCATCCAGGCCATATCTGTATCATCAAGAATATAAATAAGTGTGGGAACGCCGCTTTCAGTATAAAGCTTGTCACGTTCAATAAAGTATTTGCTTCTAGGATCATTGGCCAGAGATACCGGCTTGATCATATCTGTTGGTAATTGATACCAGTTAGGCATATTAGAGATTGCGGCCAGTGTTTTTCTGGTTGTGGCAAAACTAAAAGGATGATCAGAATCAAGAAATTCACGTCTTGATTGCGGCAATTGCAAGCGGCAAGCCCTAGCTTGTGGGCTTTCCTCCTCAAATGAATCAATAGAGTATCCGCTTCCGACATATATCAAAGCGGCGTTACAGATTTGAATAGGCGAAAGCGGATTCATTATTTATTCTCCCTGGTTGCCAAGAGCTTCTTTAACCATGTTTAATTTGTTAAGCAATACATCTTTATGATCTGACTTAACAAAATCCTGAACGCCTAGTTCTTCAAGTTCGGCAATAATTTGTGCCTTGGTTGGCACTTTTTTAACTTCATCTTCATCAGGTTCATTAGTTGTGCCTTGCGCCGTACTTTCGCTCTGCTGTTCTGGCTGGCCTTCACCTGATGCCGGCTGTGTTTCAGAAACTCCCTGTTCTTGTAAGGACTCTGAAGCTGATAGCTCATTGCTTGCGCCAGCTTCTTTATCACCTTTAATGACTTCTTGAATGGCAGCAGAATTAACGCTTTCAGCATAGTTAAGATTCCCCACATTTGGATTAGGTCCTTCGCTAGTTGTGTCGATATTAATAGACTTTGTTCCCACTGATGCAGCAGCAATTTTCACAGCTTCACTCTCTGCAACATCATCAAACCAGCCAGACTTAGTTTGTGGAATACTTGCCGGAAGCTTTAATACTTCACCAGATTCATAAACACGGCCATAAAAGCCCTGCATTCCACTACGCACCTTAACGGTTTTCATCTTCTCTTGAGTAGTCATGGTTTTTTCCTCTACTACGGTTAAAAGAAATTAATAAAAAAGGCTGAACCATCGGCCAGCCTTTTTAGGTTACAAAATCATTTTACCCGACTTTGTTAGCGATTCACCGGATAGATTGAAGGAGATTCAACCTGATTTGTGATAAATGCAGTAATTGAACCACCTGAAACCGTACCGGCCACCGCATAAGTCAACTTAGTGAATCGACGTAACGGACGAGCAAGGGCAATAGCGCACTGGCTAGAATTAAGAGCATTAATATCGTTAAATGTTTGAGTTTCACGATCTCGCCATGTGCCACCGTCATCGGAATCTTTTACCGTTACAGTAATGCCAGTAGCCCCAGCCACTTGATGCCCGATTAGTTGAATAAATCCGCCTGTGCCGTTGTACTTATACTTAAAGTCAATTGTATTAGTAGAATCACCGGCGGCCAATGTTTGCTTGTCTGAATAAATCAGTTGTGAATCAATCATACCCATGTTTTTTACTCCCAAAAAGTTATGATGAACGCGCCGTATTAAACGACGCGGACCTCAGTATTAAGTAAAGTTTTAAGAGCGCGAATCGGGTAGCCGCCGTATGTAAGCACCTTACGATTTTTGCCATATAAATCTTCTGCCTGCATGGTAAAGCCGGTTTTCTTCTCTACCTGGCTACGCAGAATAGAGCGTACCTTACGTGTCATGTACCAAACCGGACGCATACTATCAGCATTATCGCTGATCAAGTCGGTTGCCTGATCCATCAGTGCCGGCAAGTCTGGACCAGATGACAAGTCACCTTTCAGCAATGTAACGTCAATGTTGGCAATACGAACAACGGCGGTCCAGTCCTGAACAGACAAGCCTACGTTAATTTCAAAGTAAGTCACCATAGCTTCATAGCTACGGTTATTTTTATCCTTAACGGTCAACTGGCCTTTATTCTGCACTTGCAAGCCAGCTTGAGTACCTTGCGGATAGAACAGCGCAACAGTACGCGGCGACCAGCCCACCAGCCAGATACTTGAGTTTGTCGCACCAGTACCACCAGCATCAATGACGTTCTCAGAAGAAGCTACGGCACTGTTAAGCGTATTGAACCGGTTAGCCAAGCCAGTGAATGCACGGCTGTTATCGTTAATATCGCCGTAGAATACGGTTTTAAGAACGTTCTGCATCATGCCTTCATAGAATGCAGCATCTTCATTAGCACGCCAGTTACGAGCATTAGCACCCATACGGTCATATAATGCTTTATCGACATTACTGTAATCGGTTAATTGACCTGAACGGTCAGACACGTTGACATGAGTAGAGCGAGAAGGATCAACACCTTCATAAAGTGCGCGCCATGTACCTTGCGGCAAGCCGGTACGGACCGAAGCATCATGGTTAGAACCGTTGTTCGCTTCAATCCAGGTAATATCATCCCAAAACTGGGAAGCATAGTTTAAAGCTTCAATCATTACCGCAGGGCCGGACATGCGCGGCAACTGATCAGCAACATCGGCTAGAGTCGGGTTATTTACTGCATTAATTGGCATATCTTTGCCCCCTTAATTAGTTTTTGCCATACAGCGAATCTAGCTTGGCTTGATCCGTTGCGTTAGTGTTTGCAGGGCTACCACCGCGCACACTGTCATTTTTAACGATATTACCATAATGATTTAAGAACTTGACGACTGCCGGATGATTCTGTAATCCGGTCTGCTTTAAAATTGATGCAAACTCACTGCCACCAGGGGCAGATAAGGCATTGTTTACATTCTTCATTGTCTGTTGAATATATGCTCCGCCTATATCTGGATCATTGATAGTGGCCTGCCGCCAAGATTCAATTGTTTCCTTCGCCGTAGCTAGTTCCTGCTGCTTTAACGCAATATGCTTTTCAACAAACTGTTTTGCTACTTCTGGCTTAACATTGTTTTCCTTGGCTATCTTGATCAGGTCTGTTTTTACATCATCACCAAGATCAAAACCTTCAGGCATATCGAAGGAATAATCAGCATCACTTAACGGCGCTTCTTCTGCATTCTGATTAAGCAGGCCCTTATCATCATCTAGTGATAAACCTTCGCCACCTTCCTGCTTTGCTAAACCATCACCACCTTCGCCACCTTCAGCACCAGTAGCAGCAGCGCCGTTATTCTGTTGGCCTTGTGAGCCTGGATCATCATTCAAATAATCAGCATTACCCATACCGGCAGGCGCATTATTATTTGCTGCACCACCTTCACCACCAGCAGGGGCAGCAGCACCGCCACCAGCTTCACCGCCGCCAGCTTCATTCATCATCATTGAGCCGTAAAGCATTTGCCATAGTTTCATAATGTTTTTCCTTATTCCGCAATCTCATAAGTTGCTAAAAATATGTCTGGCTTACATGGGTAAAATTCACCCTGCACACCCTTGATAATGTAGTCACCAATGCTGGCAAGCATCAATCCTTCCAAGGTTTTTATATGCAAACCTGAAGGGTTTTTATGGTCTAGGAAGTCAATCTCATTATTGTAGTGTCTGTGCGTGTCACAGCCCAAACCTACAAAATTTTCAACCTGATTGAAACTATCTTTCGTTAATTGAATAGCTTCAACAACTACCGGCTTTTTTCTGTACTTAGCCATATCATTCACCTTGATTGAAAAGCTTTTCTTTCAGCAAATAACCTTCAAGCATCCAGATTTTATTACGTGCATTCTCATACGCCACTTTGCGGCCAATCTCTGGATCAAAGTTCTCAGGACTTGCACACGCTGATTCACCTGTAACCGTGAAACCGTTTTTAAGAATAAGGACGCAAAAGGTCAGTGTCTCTAATTGTTTGTGCATTCCAATTAACGCTGTTGTATTTGGATCAGCACCCCATTGAGCATTAGCTGCTGTAAAGTAGTATTTATCTACAATCACCGCATCAACATCAGCAGGCGTTAAACGTGGAGCATTTAATCCTTTTTCTTGAATCTCTTTTTCAATAGATTTTTCACTTTTCATAATCATTCACCTTTTTGGTTTTTAAGATAAATCTCATTGTCCTTGTAAATTACATCAGCATAAATACTTGATGTAAGAACCGGATCAGCAAGAGCCATCTTATTATATATGTAAATGCCACAGTTCCTTTGCCCATCCCGATATGAAATATCAGCAATGTTGTTATTCTGCCCGAAGGCATAAACAGGAACAGTTACAGCGAATTTAGCCAAAAGGTCCTTGAATACCTCTTGGCCTGCTACTGTGCCTAATACATCACGATAGGCATTAATTAAAGCTTGGTCCTTCATATTGGTGCTACCGTATTGGGATTGTCTGGAAGATCAGATACAGCTTTAGCAGCTTGAGCGCCGTTATTGGCCGCTTGTGCTGCATCAAGCATAAGCTGTTGCTGTGCTGCTGCCTGTTGAGCCTGTGCCCGATCATTGCGTATTTTATTGACAGCTTCATCACTACGCAGAACATCAGCAGGAACGCCGTTCATATCGCAGTAAATACGAGCAATAGCATCAAAATCAACACGATCAGCAACATCAGGGGATGCTTGAGCCATTTGTCCTAAAAACGCCGTTGCTCGTTCTAGGTTGGCTGATCCTGCTGCCTTCTGTGCTTGTGCTAAAATAGACACAAATTCTATTGTGTAAGGCTGCTCACTAAATTCAGTGTAACGCTGTACCAGTTCTGGATAACGCTCCTTCATCTTCAGCACACGTTCTACAGCCATTTCAATAATCGGCTCTAACAGTTCAACGTTCTGTCTTTCCAGAATAGAACCAAGCATCAGCATTTTTTCTGATTTCCTTTCTGCGACTTCTGTTGCTGTCATTCTCCCTTTATCGAAATTGTCAAGCATTAAAAACAAATCAGTAAAGAAGGTCTGTCTGATCCTTTCCCTAGCTGCCACCTGCTCATTAGCTACACCAGAATAGTCAAGCTGAATCTGTACAGCAGGCTTAACCGTATCCGCAGCAGAACCGGCAACAATTTGCGGTTCATAAAAAATACGGCCACCTGGATTAAGTTGTGCTAAATCATTCCTCATTGTGGTTGGAATCAACATAGGCGGTCTAATTGCCCGATCAGTACCTTCCATCATCTGCAAATGTGTTTTCTGCAATTCCTTAAAATCACCAGAACATTGAGAAGCAGGGGACTCACCGTACCGATCATTACCCAAAACTTCCCAACGTGCCACAACCGCAGGGAAACGGTCAAAACCAGAAATACTTAAAAAGTTTTCTTTTTCCTGATCCAGAAACCAGTACGAAACAAACGGCTTTTTAACTTTAAGAACGCTATCACTCAATTCATCTTCACGGCGTTTCTCAATAACATGAGCAACCTTAAAGACTTCATTGTATTTATCGGCATCCTTGGCAGTCTTAACCTTTTCTGGATATGGAAATTCAGCTCTTTCAGGAAAACGCTTTAACAGTTCCTCCAATGTCATTTCTACATAATGATAAAGTGCAGTCACGCGGTTCTTATAATCAACATCAATTGCATAAGTACCAAACGGCTGATGAATCAGATCAAGAGCCGCAGCATCCATATCACCCGAGTCAGGTTCATCATCAATTAATGAACAGGCCGTACCCATTGCGCCCTGATCCTTAAACATAAGATTAAGGACCTGATAAACATTTGAAGCAGCCAGCTCCTTATAAACTACGCTTTGCAATTCCTGTAAAAAGGAAATCATTGCAGTATCTTTGCCAGCACTTAAAACATTGTTTGCACCCAGGGAAAACCAAGGGCGCGAAGGCGAAGCAATACCGGTCTGCATTCCTGCTGCCAAAGTTGTCAGGCAATACTTTCCGATATTATTGACAATCTGCGACTGGCTGGCTCTGTCGTGCTTTTCCTGCTCCATTAAAAAACGTTTAGTTTGCGGATAAACATGATCAACAATTTCTTTTAAATGCGTATCATAATTATCCTTTCGATATTGCCAAGAAGCCGACATTCTGGCCTGAATCTTCTTGAGCAATTCAGTTTCTTTTTTATCAGCCATAACTTAGCTTCCTAATGTACGATTGCCCACACCATTGCCTAAATTAAGCTGGCTGTTTGCAATACCACCAGCACCGGTCAAGAATGTATTGCCAAGGCCAGAAGGTGCGCCAGAAGATTCATCAATATTATTAAATGATCCCTCCATTTGCGTTCGTTGGGCCGCCTGTTGCCGGCGTAAAGTTTCTTGTTCCTCCTGATCTCGTTTAGCATTTCTTTCAGCCTTATTTGCTGAATAAATTTGAGAACCAGCAGAAAGGGCAGCTCCCACCAGGGGAATTAAAACAGGTGCACACATAATATTTACTCCATAACATTACAGGGGGTTCAGCGGATTGTATTCCTGCGGATTGTATTGATAGTTGTCCTGAATGATTCTATCACGCTTACGAACAGGTCTAGCGAACGTAAGAGCAAGAGCGTCCCCTTTGTTTGGAGAAAAGCCCAGGCGCTTCTTAATCGATTCTTTTGGCTCAAGCTGAATAACACCATCAGCAGTAGGCAGCGTTTCAGGAGCTTTTAAGTCATCACGAAGCTGATTATCCGGTTCAATTGCGCCGCCTGCTTTAAGCCATTCGCGCATTTCACCCCATATTTGAGCGCGCTTATTTCGATATGCCGGACTTGATGACTTGCCAGCAAACGGCACTAGCTCCCAATTTCTACCCCAAGATTTACCAAATGAATAAATCCCTGTTCCATGCCCCAAGTCAATAAATACGGCATCTGCATTATATTCATCTTCATAACGTGCAATCTTTTCCGCAGGAATGGCATCATTATCATTCTTGGGCATAACTTCAAGTATCTTTGAATAAAGCCCCTGACGCATACAGATAACAAGCTCATCATCACCAGTCCATGCCGGATCACAGCTTATAATTACCGGCGCATGTTCATATTGACCAGGCAGCAAATTACGACCAAAAGCTTCATCAATCAGGTGCATTTCAATAAACTGCTTTGCTGATGAAGAAGGGAAAACACCACGTACACGCACTTTTACAAAGTCTGAATTTTCGCCGTAATCTTTTACCCAGCGATTTAACAGTTCTTTGTTCGTACCTTCAACGGTCCTTGAATCAATCTGGTAAGTAATCCAACGATGCCGAAACTTGTGAAAGCATTCATAAAATCGTCCGCTTGGCCGTGTCGGGTTACCAAATGCCAGCCAGATGATTTCTGTATCTTCATCTGTTAAAGCACCTTCAGCAACCTCCCATACCTTGTCAGCAATTGCAGAAGCTTCATCGAAGATTAAGACAATGCGTTTTTTCTTGTTGTGAAGGCCTGCGAATGCTTCTGTATTATGCTCAGACCAAGGCACAGCATCCAGCCGCCACGTATCAGCATGGCCGTCTACATTGGATTTTATGCTTGTTGCATTATCACTAAACCAGTGGCTTGTCAGGGAAAGGCGAAACCACTTTTTTAACTCAGGAAATGTTTTGGTGCGAAGCTGTGTTTCAGTGTTTGAAGTCAGAACAATCTTTGTATCAACACACGTATCAAGCGCCCATTTTGAGAACATGGAAATAAAAGCTGATTTACCGATACCATGCCCCGATGCCACTGCAATCATAATCGGTTGATTTCGCTTGACTGGATCATTTAAGGCATCAGTTACATCTTTAAAAATCTGGTCCTGCCATTGCTTAGGCCCATACGAATCTTCAAGATCAGTGCCTTCTTCTCCCCAAGGAAAACAATAACGAGCATACGACCTTGGATCAGTGACGAAATTACTTATATCATCAGCAAGGCGCTGTTCTTCTTCAGCAGGCAGGGACCAGACATTTCTTTTATTCATCGTCATCTTCCGCAGATTCAAACGCTTTGCTTATCGCTTTATTAGCAATATTCGCAATAGCTCGCTTTCTAGCCTTATCAATTGTTGTGGCATGGTCCACACGGCTAACTTCAACCTTATGCACCAGGAAGCCCATCAATTCTGAAACATGCTTTAGCATTCCATCCTGATCACGGTATTTGATAACAATATTTCCTTGCTTGTCATAAGAAGCACCGGCAAATAAAGGATGACTGGCCGCGTCTGGATGAACATAGATTTTGTCTTCACCCTGGCCGCCACACTCAGGGCAACTTTCATGCGGTTCAGCCCAAGGATTAAAACCAAAACCACCATCTAAAGCAGGGGGAATAAAACCTTCATCTTCTAGCCGATCCTGCGTTATACGCGCGTCCTTTATATCTCTTGCAAATTTAAACTCTTTAATCTGCCTGTTAAGTTCTTTTCTATACTCCTTTTCAGTCCATTGGTATTCATGATTAACGCCATGACAATAACGGCAATTTACTTTTAACGTTTCAGCTATTTCTTTCGGATCACCGTAGGCAATAGAACATACATATTCAAAGTGTTTTTCAAAAGTGATGCCTGCTTTATCAAATGCAGGCCGCATAGCATGGTTTAAGGCGCGGCGTACATTTACAGCCCTGAATGGGTCCATGCCGCTATACTGCAAGCCAGCGGCTTTTCTGGCCTTGGTTTTATCGCCAGTTTCAAGATAGGTCGTTACAAGTATTTTTTGCTGTGCTGTTAATAAATCAAATGGATTAACAACAAGGCTTCGCTCTTTGCTCATTGTCACACCTTAAATAAAACTTTCATTAAAATTGATTATACACAAGTTAAATGAAGGTATCGGCGCGATTTTAAAGACAATAAAAAAGGCTTACCAAATAGCAAGCCTTTTCAACTTAACAACCCCACTGTATTTCTGCCCTCGCCAAAGTTTAAAAATAAAGTGAGATTCCAGGACTAATTGATTGGCAAGTTGCGAACTCTTGCTTTTACACCTTCGTCGAATTTCACGAGTCTACAGCATAATTATTTCTTTACGTATCGCCTACGGATTCAATCAACAGGAAATATATAACACAATAGTCAAGTTTTATACTCGACTGTTTAGCATAGCTTCCCGTTGCTTATCTTTGGTGGTTGTTAAATCCCAAGGCAAAGCAACCCAACCAAGACCGCCATTAGGTTCGACATAAATGCGATCTTCGACTTGTGCATTTGAGATTTGAAAATCAGTTAAGTCGCCTGTAGAAACAATACGATGACCATCTACAAACTTTTTCATAAAATCTAAAGCACCATCAGATACAACATTGTTTTTCATCTTAATGATTCCACACAATATTCCCATTTTAGATCATAACATGAATCAATCAATTACACACGATATTCCTAAGAGCCCATAAATTTAACTCAATAAAAAACCGCCTGATTACTCAAGCGGCTTTCAATGTTTAAAGGTGAATTATATGGCTGTAGAATCAATATATATTAATAATGCCCATGAATCAACATACCAGCATCACGTTTTTCCTGGTTTGTTTTTACTGATTCCGGCCATTTGGTCATTCTGCAAAATTCCTCATGGTTCTTTTTTGAAGCATAAGGCTTAACAGCAATATAAGAGATATTTAAGCGCTGTAATGCTTTTTCTATCTGCTGCCCTACAGAATGATTTCTACCAACATCATAAGCATTTTTTTGTCTAGTAAGACTATTTTTATTTTTCCCTTCATGCCAGTTAGACTTTTTAATCAACCAGGAAGCTTCAAGATACACCTTCTTAATTACAGAACGGTTTTCTAAAAAGAAATCGTAAAGATCAAATAAATCCATACACTCAAGCCTTACTACCTTTCCATTCATACCGAATGCAACTCCAGATTTATCTATATCAGGATCAATACCCATGATAAATGATAGATCACTACTGCTCATGTGGCCTCCTGTGCTTCGCCAAAAATATCAGGTACATTTTCAACTTTTCCAAGTTGTATCGAATAACATAAATATTTGTTTAACTTTTCTATTTTGTTAATTTTCGCGGCACAATCTTCTTTAAAGCCAAACTGTGCCCAGCTATTCAATTCATCAACCACAGCAAGAAGATCATTTAATTCCAAATGAATGCGCTCTTTATTATTCAGCGGTAGATCAGGATGTTTTTCTGTCATCCCAAATTGAGCTGTTTTAAGAGCAATCTGAGCAATTTCACTTGCTTCTTCAGCAAGCTTCATTAGTAGGAATTGTTCATGTGTCATTTTATTCATGTCAATTCACCCTTTAGAAATAAAAACCATAAATGTCAAAAAACCAAGCAAAATACATATCTCCCAAATACCTGATATTTGTCTACATTTTTTAGCCCTCTCCTCCTCTAATTTCTTGATCTGGACTTCAAGTTCCTCAATTTCCTTGCTAAATTTTGGCTCGCTTTTCCATTCCCCAAACTTAGCGGAATGATCCTCTATTTTCTCTACTTCATAAAATACAATGCTGTTAGGTTTAAGAACTAGCTTTAGATCAGACAAAGCCAGTACATAAATCTTAAAACCTCCTTCAAGCTGACAAGCCACATTTGCCTTATCGCCATCCAAGCTTAAAATCTTGCCTTTTAATACTTTCTTATCAAACCGGACCTCATGGAATGCTTCTGGTCCATATCTGCGGCGCAACTCATCTAAGTACCAGTTATCAGCCCTAATAACATTACCGATATAGCCGTTCATCATTTGCGGCTGTTCCGTAGGGCCTGTATCTCTTGTAACAAAACTCACATCCATTCCAATTTTATAAACTGGCTTATAACCCACAGGAATTGAATGCAGATCATCTTTAGGCTTAGGAATACTAATTTTCGGAAGACCAACCATATTATTTATCCTCTGAAGTATCTGTATATGATTCCAGCATTGTATTGTTTTTCTTAACTATAGCTTCGCACTCTTGTTTTGTTCCAACAAAGAAATTGGCTTTCTCGGTTGGATTTATTGCTTCTGCAAACCATGTACCAAAAAGTTTATCTTTTTTAATACTTGCTTGAGTGATTTTATTAATCTCCATAATTTCACCAATTTCAATACAATCACCAAGACAGTTAAAATCAGCTTCACTTGAGCAAAAATTTTCAGGTTCATCATTATCTTGATAAAAATAATAAATACTGTTTTTCGGGACTAAAACCAATTCACCAGTTGCTATACGAAGCATATCAGCAGGAGAAACAATTGGTTTTATAGGATCTCTGATTTCATTTTCATAAAGACGCTGTGCAGCACCAATAACAGTTGACCACTTAATACCTTTTTGAAAAATACCGCCACCAACACGCGCCGGAGCATCCAGAACCATTTGCCCTTCATCCAGATCATCTTTAAGAGATTTAATAAACTCAACCACAGCCCCAGCATCCAGAACCATAGTTTCATTCACTGCATCAAGAGAAGAAAACTGATTAATCGAAATCCAGTTTTCCAGTTCATTAATTTTGTTTAACATTTCTAACACTCCAGTTTTTTAAATAATTCAACAAAAATCGTATTAAATTCTAGCCCTTTGGAAATACTGAATTTTCCAGTTTTTAAGTATCGTCGAATCTGGCTTTTAATCTGCCGCCAGTGACTAGCAGTAATTGTTTCTTCACAATTTAAATATCTTTCCAGTGGCCCAAGCATTACGCCGCTTTTATGGCTAAATGTCTTTTTATCTAAATCATTTCTTGATAAAAAATCAGCCAGCAGCACATTGCGGTCCAGGTTATAAATAATGGGTACTGGCTGAATATTGTTATCCATTTTTTCTTGAATACATAAACAGCACTTATAATTTATGCTTTGCGAACCATACACATTAAATGAGCATGTACCATGCCGCATACAATCACCTGTAAACTTTTTCTCGCCAGAAAAATTAGCTTCAAGCGCGCGGCTCATGTTTAAACGATCCCGAATAACAAACACGGTATATTTTCCGCAAGTAATACTATCCCCTAAATACCTCTCAGCCTGCTTTCTGTATTTTCCAGAAATGTACTTTTCAAGCTGGGAAAGTAAAGGAAACTCCATATCGTTCTTTAGATGACCGATAGCCATGCGTAGAGCATAGTTATTCACTTCTGCCCCTGTATCGTTACCAAGCTGGATAATCTCAACTCTGGCTTGATCAGGACTTAAATAAGAAACAAAATCATATTTATTCATGATGGAATCCCTTATGTGCTGCCTTCTTGATTTCCAGATATGCCATGTGCGCTTCAACTGCTGAAGCATAAGAGCCTATATTTTTGGTTTCTCCACCTATCCGTATTCTGGCGCGAAACTTATTTCCCTGTCTGCTTACACCAATAAAACCAACCAGATTATTTTTATTGCACTTCTGGCGATTTTCAGTATTTTGCTGCGGATCAAGCAATCTTAAATTTTCAATCTTGTTATCTGATCTATTGCCGTTTTTATGATCTATGATCATTTCTTCAGGTATATAGCCAAAATGCATCATCCAAATAAGACGATGTGCATAATATTTTTTCCCACGTATATCTATGCGTATATAACCCTTTTTAGACTTATCACAAACGCCAACTACTTTTTTTAGCTTCTTTGATATTAAGCATCCATCTTTATAAATATAAAGTTTATGCAGTTCTTCTACGGAAACATGATTTTCCTGCTGTGCAATCCAGCCTATTGTTTCCTTGTCTTTTCTCTTAGCCATAAGATTAACCTGTAAAAAAAGGATATGTTTAAAATAACATACCCTTTTTATTAATGAAAGTTTTATTTCACTTGTTTAGTGCAAGATTAATTAAAGTCTTTTGTATATCAGTAAATTCATTTCCCAAAATCTGCCCTATCAGATTCATGAAATCAGAATCTTCCATAGTGTTATTTTCTGTTTTATTCTCAACCCGAATGCTAACCATTTTTTTATGCTGCTGGGCGGCTTCTTCACGTTGCCACAAAGCAAACTCATGTCCTTTTAATTCTCCTGCATACCATTCCCAAGAATAACGGCTTTCCTCATTTGCGAAATAATAAGTATCACCAATCTTTTTAAGGAAAAATTCATTATCATCTTCCCCTTTCCTGTATTGGTAATAACCTTCACTCCCTTCAGGCACTTCAATCCAATGCGGTAATGCATGTACCGCAGTTACTAAGCTGTAACCATCTTCGGGGTCTAGCCATTCTTTCATCTTTTCAATTTTGATTGGTTTTAATTTAGTGGTCTCGAAACTATGTTGTTCTGATTTAAACCACTTTAAATCAAAATAGCTCCAGAAGTATTCAACCCCATCGGAACTTAAAAACCCCATCCTATTGTGTATGCTATTGTCCTTATGCGTAGCATCATTAATATCATTACGATGCAAAACAACTAAATCACGCAGTTGGTATAGGTTTAGCTCTTTATAATCATTGGAATTAAATACTTGATCACTATTTGAGATTGTTAAATCTGAATCAACATGGGCAAATAAGTAATTAAAATCAAACTCATTGCTTATTAATTTGTGTGAAGTACATCCCTCAAAGCCATAACCCAATTGAAAAAAATGTTCTTGAGCCTCTATCCCTTCTTTGCGTGTATTAACTTTAATCTTGTATCTATCTTTAGACATTCCAACCACCTTTTAAATGAAAGTTTTATTTCATATTATTTGCATTATGAATGCATGTCAAGAAATTTTATTTTGCTACTGTTCTGGCATCAGTCCAGTTAAACCGAACAACACTATCACCGCCTTGGTTTAATCTGGACCATAAGCGCGAGCCTAAATCATCTTGAAGTTTTTCTTCGCTTAGATTTGAAATAAGAATCGTAGGTCGTTCAAGGTCGTAACGCTGATACATGACTTTATGAACCTGATCCGTTTTTTTATCCCGATCATGCAGGCCGTATTCATCTATCACCAGAAGATCATAATCCGCATATCTGGCAATCACAGATTGTTCATCATCACCATTGCGCCCCCATGCGCTCATAAGCTCGTTTGCAAGGTCAAAGCTAGTGATGTACCTAGCAGACTTAAAATTGCGTAATACGGCGCGAATGACAGCGCAGGAGAGGTGTGTTTTCCCTGTGCCTGTCGTGCCGCATAAAATCAGGCTAGAATTTCCACCATTAACAACCTGTTCAGCAAAATCCACGCATTTCTTTACTGCTGTTTGCTGTGCGACATGATCAACCTTAAAGGTCTGGAATTTACAGTTCACATGACGACTAGGCATCATTGAAGCTACAACACGATTCCTAATAAGCCGTTCACTTAAAGACTGGCTATGCTCCTCCTCATTTTTCTTCATAAATTCTTCAGAACATTTTTCACAGGTAAGGCGGCCAAGAACGGAAAGCATGTTGGTGTTATGTACAGGGCATACCTTATTGGTTTTCTGGATTGCAAAACGTAACGGATTAGGTGCAGGCTTAGTATTCATTATTCAAAATTCCTATAGTCTAGTTGATCAGTAGCCGGCTGATAGGCTTCATCAGGAAGCGGCTGCCAGTGCTGGTTCACATTTCTGTCGTTAATCAAGCTATCTGCTCTTATTTCATCTTCCCAGCGTTCGCCGTTAATCCAGGTAGAAGCCATTGGCACATATCGTCCATTTTCTTTCTGCCAGTCAAAAGACTGCTTTTGTTTTTCAAGGAAAGCTATGATCTTCTCAAATGGATTTTTCTTGAAATCAATTTTATGAAACTTCTGTTCAGCACGTTTTTTATCTTTCTTGTTAGGGTAAGCTTTCCAGAAAATCTCAAACTGTTCTGCACGTAAGTTAGTGTCTTTTGATTTAGTGTTTTTTGATAGTGTATTTTGTGGGTAAAAATTCTTTACTAGCAGTAGTAAAATTTTTTTACTAGGGTAGTAAAAATTCTTTACTAGTAAAAATTTTTTACTAGGGAATTTTAGCTTGATTCCTGATATATCAAATGCTGTATTTATTGCATAAGTATTGCCGTAAATAGTCGGAGGAAGCTCCACGATTAAGCCAAGCTCAATCAACTCATTAATACACTTTATAACCGTTGGCCGGCTTTTCTTTGATAACGATTCAAACTGTGTTAATGAAATAGAATCTTGATCTTTCCACCAGCCGCGAGTTTTCCGAAGTATGAGCATGTACAGCTTAAAAGCTGCATCACTCATTTCAGGCATTAATTCATCAATTACCACGTTAGGTACTTGGAGAAAATTTGGCTCTGGTATTCTTTTGCTCATAATTATTCACCATCAGACAATTCTTTAAAGTATGATTTTTTAATAGTCACACTATTTAATTTATATAATTTAAAAATCACGGCCCGATCTCCTTTAGCTTTTTTTCTGCTGCTAGTAATTCCTGCATACGCTCAGGTAAAACTACATACGCCTTTATATCTCCATATTTTGTAATTGCAGCAGGAACATCACAGCCAAGAAGAATGTTAGGATTTTTCTTAATATCGCTAAACTTTAGTATTGCAGTAACCATTAGGCGCTCCATAGTATTTAATTTAGTGCTAATTATAGTACCAAATAATAATATTTAAAAGAATTTTTAGTGTAAAAAAAACTCCCCGAAGGGAGTTATAAAATCACAAACTAGAAACGCATAGGCATAACAAGGCCGTGATAACGATCATCACCAAGAGGGAAATACATAACTTCATTTGATCCGTTAAACAGAACATTGATGCCACCTATTTTACTGCCTGTTAAAATCTGCTTAACCTTAGCCATTGTTTTTAAGTAGTCAATCTGGAACATTGGCGCAACATTCTGGCTTTCTTCTGGAATTTTCAAGACACGCATCACATCAGGAAATTTTCCATCTATTGGATTAAAAACCTCATAAGCACTTGTGCGATCTGTCTTAATTGACATGATGTATGAATTATCACTAACCGTATCGCCTTTAATCTTTTCTATTGCCACCATATCTGATAAAGAGTGCTTAGCTCCAACTTTCTTCATGAGCCACAGTATTTCATCACGCGGTATAATCATTTCAGGAATATCCTTTAAATTTTCATCCTGGATAATTACAGCGCAATAGCCATTTGTTCCGGCAACTATACCGTTGCCAATTTTCACACCCATCAGATAAAAACGAACATCATTTACCGCAGTAACTTGCACACATGCAGCCAGATAGTTATAAGGAACTTCAATGATTGTATTTTCTTGATTAGCCATATTTTTCACCTTGATTAAATTAGTTTGTATCGAACAGTGGTAGCGTTATTAATTACAGCAACAAGCCTGAATTTCTGGCCTTGCCACTCAACTTCAGGACGATGAAACCAGACTTCTTCTTGTCCTAAAATATTCTCGTCATGGTCCAGATAGACCGCAGTAAAATTCATTTATTTTCCCTCATTTTTAGCCAGGAACGCTTTGTATATTTCTGGATAGTCAGGATTAGATTCCTTGATGAAAACGCCATTAAATAATAAACCCTTACGATCCTTAATTTCGTTGTAAGAGAATTTAAGACACTCACTCAGGTTTACATTGTAGTGGTCCGCAATCAGTGCAAGCCAAACCATGCATGACTTGAAATAGTTTGTTAGTCGGACCTTGTAAGTAATCTGGTCGTCTGTATGGCCTTTTTCTTCTGCATTCTTGTATAAATGCGCCGAAAGACAGAACTGGCTTAACTCAATTTGGTAATTCAAAAACATTTCTTCAGGTGTAGTAATACGTTTTTTAAAAGTGTCATCACTGTTAATAATAAATGCACGTTCAATATCGTCGAACTGCTGAACATATAGCGGATTAAAGCGGATACCACACATACCCAATATGATTGTTATCACCACCATATTATCTCCAATGTCATCCGCTACAACTGGCAATGATTGACCTGCATTAATGACAGAAGCTTGGCCGCTACCAATATTGTCTGAAAGCTCGCCAGATTCAGAAAATAATTTCATAGCCTGTTTAATCGGGCTTGATCCATCTACAATATTTCGATCCTCAGCCCACTTTAAAACCGAGTTAGGCAAAACAGGATCAATACTCAAAACGCTTTTAGACATGATTAAATGCTCTACTGTTAAAAAATTAGAATGGTCCACAGCATTAATTTTCAAGCCGCAGACTTCGCCGATTGAATCACCGCTCAAACATGCTTGCGCTGACAAAAAGTAATTCACCATATTGCACTCTAGCGCCCATTTTCTTAGCTGGTGCAACTGGATTTTTCCGAGATTTACCGCATTGGGCGAAACGGCATGGCTGCATGAATATGCATAAGCAGCCTGCTCAATCTGTTGAATAATATTCATATTGTCACCTGTTAAAATGGTAAATCTAAAGTAACAAGAGAATCCTTTGCACTAACAAGGCATACTTCGTTAAAGCATTCGGCAATTTTTGTATTTGGATAAGGTGAGAACCAGACCTGTTTTTCTTCATCAAACTGCATACGCTCGGTACTTGACACAAATATTTTATTGTTGTGCATAAACTTTGCAGTAGCCCAAGCTGGGTAACTATTACCCCTGTAAAAAACAGGATTTATATCTGGATTCCCTTCAGGATAAATGCAGCTAACATTATATTTATCCTCAATGAGAATTTTATATTTAGCAGGGGTATCATTATCAAAGTATGAAAACAGCACACAACCTGAATTATTTACTTCAATCTCACATAATCCATGAGGATCAGAAAGGTCCTTAATTTTCGCAGTACGCGTACTTTTATTAATTTCGCTGCGTCTTTCATCAAGTTCTTCATAAAAAGCAGCAGCAGAAGCAATACAGCCATTCGCAATTTTTTTTGAATTTACAGCACCGCCAAGCTTTTCAGCATGTTCAATATACAAACGCTTTGCTAAATCTTCCACTTTGGCATCCCAAAGAAAGTTAGGGTTATGCATTCTTATTCACCTTATTTTTCTGGATTAAAAACACGCGGTAAAACTTTTTACCTTTTTCGTCCTTCAATCCTGTCGCTGATAATTTACGGCCCTGGTTGCGAACCGCACTAGAGTTAAATCGGCATACCGCCAGATAAATCTGATTTTCATAGTCGTAATCTTTAACATCAACATAATCACCAACTTTTTTAATTGAAAGAAAAAGATCATCGAACTTAGATTTAACTGTCATATTTAATATATCCATGTGAAAGAAAACTTGCAACTACTTTATCACTTTGATATGGTATATGCAATACAAGGTCAATAAGCGGCGAATATATGAAATGGCAATATGCAGTATCAGGATTAAGCTTAGGCGTTGTTTTCTTCTTCTTAATTCTGATTGGAGTGTTTTGTGGTGAATATGGTTTTTTCGGTAGTATCAAGCACATTGTTGGCGTTTTTATTAGTGGGCCTGCCGGTTCTTAAATTATTGTTTTTAATTGGTTGAAGGTGAAATTATGAAAGCGACTGAGTTTGTGAAGAAGTTTGGACTGGATGAGGCTAAAGAAATCGTTGATGGGCTTCCTGAAAAATTCAAATACAAACCATTAGGCATGATTTGCTGGGATAACAATTCATATAAATACTCAGACAGGTTTAAACCCAGACGAAGTTTAGTAAATATGGCTGATCTAAAACGCCTTGTTGAGAGTCATGAGAATCTATTTTTAATATGGCCCACATTAGAAGAAGCTAAAAAGCAGGTGCGCGAGAATGGGAGCAATGATGATCCAGAAATAGTGGAGATATATAAGTCTTGGATTAAGGATGTAGAAGCCTGTCAATAAAAACCAACCGACAACGATTTAAGCTAAAAGGAAATAAAACATGAAATTTAAAAACCTGAAAATCGCAATAATAGACGAGCAGCATTTAACGGCTGTTTGTGAAGTTTTGGAAAGTATGGGCTATCAAAAGCAGGCATGGTTTACAGATAGTCCGAAATATATCTGGTGTAATCTGAAGGGTGGAATGTCTGGATTTATCCATGAACCTTCAGGACTGGATGAATATCTTGAAACAGTAACACTTCGAGACCTCATGCAAATGCGTGATGAAAAAGTAAAGGAGAAGATCAATGGATTTAATTGAACAGTTGGGCGGATATGATTCTGCTAAAGCCAAGTGTGATAGAGCAAAAAAGGAAGGTTATTTATTATTGAGCGTACCGGTTGAGAATGGTTTTGGTGATATTTACGTCTACAAAGTTGAAGCCGCCCTTCTCGAATACCGCCGCGCCAATAATATTTTTGAGGTTGGGGATGCAATGATTATCCCTAGTCGCGGAAATGGAATATTTTATTTTAATGCCCTGTTTTCTGATAGCGATATTGCAGAAGCAAGACACGCCACAGATGCAGAAATCAAAGCAGGTAAAAGATCAGAAATAACGTGAAAGAAATATTGCAGCAATAATTCTTTCACTATATAATCAATATGCAGCACCAAACAATATAAGGTATTAAGCAATGACAAGCGAAATCAAAAACAATCCAGTAAATAATATGGAGCTTTGGGAATTGGTTTATAACACCGATCCAAAGCAAGTAAAGGCAATCACAGGCAAATCATACCAAGGAAATTCCCCTAAGCCTTACTATATCGTCCGCAAAGCTACAGAATTATTTGGCCCGATTGGTATTGGCTGGGGCTATGAAGTGGTTGAAGAAAGGTATATTGAAACAGTCGTTGAATCTATTCAAACGATAGGCAATGGGCAAAGCTTTGTTATTAAGCAAACCAATATCAATCATACGGCGAAAATATCATTCTGGTACAAGTGGAATGGCGTTAAAAGCGAACCAATACAGCAAACAGGCGGAACAACAGTAGCGTATAAGACAAATGCCGGAAAACAGATTTTTGATGAAGATGCTTCAAAGAAATCTATCACGGATGCACTAATTAAATGTATGTCCTATCTTGGCTTTGCTGGCGATATTTTTGAAGGCCGCTGGGATGATTCAAAATACTTTCAGGAGAATATGCAAAACTTTTCAAAGAAAGAGCAGCAGGAACAACAAGCAAAACAGCAAGAACAGGAAGCAAGTTATCAAGAACAGCAGCAACTGGAACTTAATGAAAAAGTAGACCAGACGTTGAAAAATATTAATGCCGCTACATCAACTGCAACACTAAAAGCAATCCTGGCTAGCTGGCATGGTTATAAAGGCCAGCCCATCTATGAAACTATTAAAAAGCAAGTTATAGCTAAATCAGATATGGAAGGGTGGAGCAAGTGAGAAGATTCTTTGTAAAGGTCAATAGCGGCTTTGGTGTAAATGCTTGGCTTCGGCCAGATGGTAACTTTATTGATGCTGATTCAAATGAAATTAAAAATGTATTGGATCACACTTATATCCAATGTACTGATATGACAATTGATCAATTTCATTTTGAATGTCATTTAAAAAAATATACGAATCGCGGAGATTTTTCAAAAAATTATCGCCGCATGTATAAAGATAATTTCATGGCATCAATTTATAAAGTGTGGCGAGAAGCAAAAGGCATGCCGGTTGATGATCCAGGTTATTACGAATTATCTGAAGAAGATCAGAAGAAATTACAAGGCTGGGTAGACGCCCCTGTTTATAACAAAGGTAAAATTAAAGGTGATTAATATGAATGCGAGTAACGATGAAGGTAAGTCAGAAGCAATAATGAAAGATGAATATAACGAGTTTTATAAAATAGAAAACCCCAAAACCATAGCCCAAATATATCAGATTCGAGAAAAGCGTAATAATTGGTTTAAGCAGTGGAAGCAGGAGGCTGAGTGGCGCGGCTTTGATACTTTCTCAAGCAGAAATTATGGCGGCAGTTTATACGGAATGTTCTCTCAGCTTTTCGCCGGATTCTTTATCAAGGATGAATCAACTGTAGATAAATCTGTTTATAAGCGTGTTGGTAATAGCCTTTATGAAGTCAGAAAAGGCAATAAAAAAGAATATAAAAAGTTTAAAGAATTTTATGATGCTGTAGGCGGGTATACCAACCTGAACGAGCTAGGTGATTTATTATTTGGTATGGAGCCAAGAACTTCGCCACATCAGAATTATCCAATCGGAACTATTGTATGGGATGCACAGGGCTGTTTTCTGGTTCGGGCGGTATGGTTCGCCAGAACACGGCAGGAATGCAGGTTACATCCAGACATGATTAGAATTAAAGAATCTGAATATTTGGCACTACAAGGCAAATAGCTATTAAGCCCTATTCTAAAAAATGTTGAGGATAAAAAATGAGTTATGTAATTATTTTGTTTGTCGCCCTGAATAACGGCGACTACTACAATGAACTTGTGAGCCATTCACGTTTTTCAGATAAACAGGAATGCGAATATATTGCACACCAGTTAAATGAAAAAACCGAAGCTACTGATCAAAAATTTTATTACTGTGGAGAAACTAACTAATGAAAAATGAAATCAGCTTTGAGGAATCGGCGGCAAAAGTTGTATCAATGCTTGAGCCGCGAATGCAGACATTAAGTGTTGAGCTTTGCTCACTTAATATTGTTCAGTGCTTTGGACGTATTGCAGAAACAATTAAAAGTGAAAACCCATCTACTGATCTGGTCCAGTTGATGTTAGGCCGTATCTTGATTAATACAATTGCTCAAGCACTGGCATCGAACGGAATTGCTGCCGAAGCTTACAAGCTTACCAATGAGCGCGTATTGTCCTTTGGTGGAGCAGTCACAGGATTAATGCAATCAACCTTCTGCCAGTACCGCTCTCATGCGGCAAGCCATGATTTAGAAAAAATGGTCCAAGGCTTGAACCCAATGACTGAAGAACAGTTTAAGGCAATCAGTCATGAGCGCGCCGAATCACTAGCCAATCTTTACCAGTCGCTTAGAACTATATCGCTTGAATTCAATCTAAGCCTTGAAGAATGCATTACCTACGCACTAGAAGAAGGAATAAAAATATGAGAGGTGTGAACCGCGTAATTTTAATTGGCACGTTAGGGAAAGACCCTGAAAGCAAAACCTTTCCGAACGGCGGCCAGATATGTACTTTCAGCATTGCTACTAACGATAGCTGGACTGATAAAAATACAGGGGAGCGTAAAACTTCTACGGAATGGCATAGGATTGTTTTGAATGGGAAGGTTGCTGAAATTGCACAGCAGTATGCCAGAAAGGGTAATCATGTTTATGTCGAAGGATCAATTAAGACCCGACAATATACGGATCAAAACGGTATGGAGCGAAGTGTTACGGAAATAAACTGTGTAAATTTTCAGCTTCTTGATAGCCCAAACCAGAACCAGCAGGCAGATAATCATAACCAGCAAGGCAGAAGCTACGGCGGCAATGGTGGAAATATAGGGCAATACGGCCAGTATGATAAGCACTCTAATGATCATGGCTCTTTCTCAAACAATGGTTATCAATATAATCCAGGCTTTACCAGCCGATAAATGAATAAACGCGGACATATTCTATCCGCATTTCAAAGTAGAAATGATTTTTTTTGATTAAGGATTTTAGATTATGAACACAGCCACGATTATATATTTAGCAGGATTGTCAGAGAATTTAGCTGCTGTTGCTTTAGTTTCCGCTTTTTTTCTAATCCTTATTGGTATTGTCTTATCCATTGATAGGGAAGAGGTTCAGAAAAGAATATTTGTATGGGCATTTATAGTTGTTTTTCTGGCTGCATTAATGCCATCCAGGACGACGGTATTAGCCGCATATATAGTTTCAGATAACCGAGTTCAGAATATTACCGATCAAACCCTAGATTTAATAGAAAAGAAATTAGAGGATATGCAAGAGGAATAGAAATATTAAGCCCCTTTAATGGGGCTTACTTAATCAATTTTTTAATGGTGAATATATGAATATTTCAGAGAAAAAAATTAAAAGAAATGCACCTGAAGGCGCTACGCATTATAGAAAAATATTCTGGTTTAAACAGTATTTTATGAAGAATACAGATAATGGCTTTTGGTATCATTACGCAAATCCTTTCTGGTT